AAGCGTAGATCTGAGCCTTGTTCACATCACGGGTAGTTGCAGTGTCCTTGAAGAACAGAGTCAGCGATAGACCCTGGTCAACGTGCTGGGTTGCAGCTGCATAGACATCAATAACTTTCTCAGGTCCAATCTCGTAGGCATCCTGGAAATACTCACGATTATCATTGGTAAGATATGGTGCTGGATAGTAAACACGACCCAGCTTGCCTTCCTTACGAATCTCAATCTGAGAAGCGATAGGATGAATAGAGCTAGTGCTGTTATTGATATAGCTAATAGAGCCAGTTGGTGGTACAGCCTGAAGGTTCTGGTTGTAAAGACCAAAAAGGATTACAGTGTGCTCAAGTTGCCTCCAGTCTTCCTGGGTAGGAATGTGGATGTTTGCATCTGCAAAAAGCTTAGCAACCTTATCAGTCTTTGGCTTCCATTCCTGCTCAATGTACTTAGTAAAGAACTCGCCATTGCCATACTTGCTGTTTTCAAATCCATCAAATGGTGACTTGGTTTCAAATGCTAGCTTATTGCTAGCCTTGAGTGCGTAGTACAAAACTGTGTAGAAGTAGATGTTTGTGAAGTCGATTGATTCTTCGTCTCCATAGTGCATCTCTTCCTTACCAAAGTAACCGTGAAGGTTCATCTGACCTAGACCAATAGCACGAGACTTGCGGTTACCCTCAGCCACAGACATTACAGAGTCAATGTAGGATAGCTCAGATACCGCTGTAAGCGACCTGATGGCTACCTCAATAGACTTTCCAAAGTCTGGTGACTGCATGGCATTAGCAATGTTTAGCGATCCCAGATTACAGGAAATATCCTTACCAATATTCTTGTACGACATGTCGTTGTTATATGTGGTAGGGGTGTTGACCTGGAGGATCTCAGAGCAGAGGTTTGACATGTTGATGCGTCCGTCAATTGGATTAGACTCATTAACAGTGTCCTCATATACAATGTATGGATACCCTGACTCAAACTGGAGTTCTGCAATACGTTCAAACAGCTCACGAGCCTTGATCTTGGACTTACGGATGCGTCCATCGTCTACCAGGGTCTGATACATCTCTGTAATAGAAATGTCAGACATTGGCTTGCCATAGAATCGCTCTACGTCATATGGCGAGAATAGATACATGTCATCACCATTCTTAGCAAGCTCAAGAGTAATGTTTGGAATCACTACGCCAAGGCTAAGAGTCTTGATACGAATCTTCTCGTCAGCGTTCTCACGCTTGGTGTCTAGGAATCGCATGATGTCTGGGTGGTGGGCGTTTAGGTAAACCGCACCTGCACCCTGGCGAGCACCAAGCTGGTTGGCGTAGGAGAATGCATCTTCAAGCATCTTCATTACAGGAATAATTCCAGAAGACTGGTTTGCAATCTTCTTGATTGGTGCACCCTGCTCACGCACGTTAGTTAGGTTTAATCCCACACCACCGCCACGCTTTGATAGTTGAAGTGATGAAGTAACTGCACGAGCAATTGACTCCATGTTGTCTTCAACACGTAGCAGGAAGCAAGACACAAACTCTCCACGCTGTGCCTTACCAGCGTTTAGGAAGGTGGGAGTAGCAGGCTGGAATCGACCTGTGATAATTTCATCTACAACATCCTTTGCAAGCTGCTCGTTTCCACGGCCCAGCATAAGACCATTCATTACGACACGGTCCTCAAAACGTTCCAGGTATCGCTCACCATCAAATGTCTTGAGGGCATATGAAGTATAGAACTTGTAAGCACCAACAAAAGTTGGAAACCTAAACTTATAAGAGTAGGCATGCTTGAATAGATCTTTAACAAAGCTAAAGTCATACATATTAAGTATGCTTCTGTCATAGTAATCGTTGTCTACTAGATACTCTAGCTTTTCTTCTAGACTGTGGAAGAATACTGTATTTTGGTTTACGTGGTCTAGGAAGTATGCTCTCGCTGCTGCCTTGTCCTTGTCGAATTGAATCTTGCCATTTTCATCATATAGATTGAGCATAGCGTTTAGCTCATGATAGCTGTAGTTATCCATACAGTATTTCTAACCTCTCTTTTACTTTTTGTACATCGTGTTCTGTGCCAAATATTTCTACCCTGGCAACAATGGGCACTCCAGTTTTAGCAGAGATCATGTGTGCTGCTTTGCAAAAATGCTCTCCAAAATTTGTGTTACCAAATCCAACAACCCCCTGGAGAAGGTTCCTGTTATTTGGAACATTTAAAAAGGTTCTCACCTGTTTAGGAATAGCAGACCTATCAGAGCCACCGCCATATGTTGGAACGAATAAGACAAATGGTCTGTCCATCTCTATGACACCTGATTGAATTTCAATCCTGGTGGCTGGCATTCCTAATTTTTCTACAAATCTCTTAGTGTTTCCAGAATGATTTGAAAAATAGACAATGTCTATGGACATCTATTTTACCCCCTCTTTTTAATCTGGTGACAATAAAGGGGAAGAGATTTTTAGGCCCCTTCCCCTCTACTATTTTATCTTAATTACTTGATAAAAGCAAGCTTCTCAGCCTTTGGCTTTCCAACATTGTACTTCTTTACAAGCACGTTGTACTGCCACTTTAGCTTACGAACAACCTTCTCTAGGTCTGCCTTAGCAGTGTTTGCTGTGGCTAGATCTGCAGTCAAGGTTGCTACAGCAGCTAGAGCAGCACCAAGCTCAGCCTCAATGTTACGTGGCTGGTTAACTGAAATAGTAGCTACAGCAGAAGAGCTAGCAGCAAATGCAGTTACAGTTACGTTACCAGTTGCTGGCAAGGTTACTACGTGGCTTACAGTGCCAGAAGTAGTGGTGGTAGCTGTTGCAGTAGTGATAACACCATTAGTGTTGATTACTAGGTTAACAGTACCGCCAGACTTTGCGTTGTTGTACTTGTCAAATGCAGATACAACTACAGACTGGGTTGAGCCAGCTAGACCAGTTGCTGGTGCAGCTAGTGCAACCTTAGCAAGGTCACCTGCGGTTCCCTTTACATAGTAGGTTGTCTGAGTGTTACCAACAGTAACAACTACAGAGCCTACAGCTGTGGTCTTCGTGAATACGAATAGCTCTACGCTTCCGCTAGTGCTTGCATTTACGGTCAGGGTTGCTGAACCAGAAGCTGCAGTTGCACCAGTTAGAGTTGAAAGTAGCAGTGCGTTATTAGCAGTTGCAGAAACAGTAGTGCCAGAGGCTACTCCTGAAACAGAAATGCTTAGTGCACTTGATGATACTACATTGTCGGCTGGAACTGGCAACGCAATTGCGTTAGCAGTGGTTGTGCCACCAGTTGCAGAAGATGCTGCAATGGTTAGTGTTTGGGTGTTTGCAGATGCTGCAACACCAGTTAGGCCTAGGGTCAATGCTGCGACCAGGCCAATAGCAAGCTTATTAAGCTTCATTGGTTTTCTCCTTAGTTTACGTCTAGATTAGATCGAATCTAGCCAAGTATTCTTTAACATCATTTGGCATAGGCTTATATTTTACCATACCAAAGTCTTGATTGTCAACTTGATCTTTTGGCCTATCCTTAAACGTATGAATCTCAACCTCAAGGTTAAGATCTTTAGGCGTGTGAGAGATAGCACCAAAGATTGCCCCACACACAGCGTCTGCCAAGTCCTTAGACTTTTTACGTGGGTGGTCAACTTTATTATTATTCATAATTTTCAACTCTGAAAGCTCTTCGAATAATAGATCAATCATGGGCATAGCCAATCGCTCTTCATAGATTAGCATAGCCATATCTTCATAGTGCTTCTTTGCAACTGAAACTGTTTCTGTTCTCATGCCTACCGCTTTAAGTTCATTCTGAATGTCAAATGATTGCCAGCGGTCAAATGATACCATTCCGATATCAAAACCAAGCCTGCGAAGGTTCTGAATCCATTGCTTAACTTCAGAGAGGTTTACAGGACCTTCTGACTTTGGCTCCCACCAGGCCACAGCATCTACGACAACTACTGGAGCAATCTGCTGATAGTCTTTAATAACCTGAATATTTACCCACTTGTCTACGTGAGCAATTGCAACAGCACACTTGTCATGCTTTTGTGCAAGGTCAGCGTGAACATAATACTTTTTATTTGGGTCAGGCTTAAAGCTTTCATCAAATCTTCTAATGACATCTAGAGGATTCCTAATTGTCATAGCTGCCTTGACCTTTTCAGTCTGCTTAAAGAATCTGTCAGAAGAGAATGTTGGGACACAAGCAAAACGCTGCATGGCATCACCCATGTCAGTAAAGAATGCAAGCTTGAAGTCATCAATCTTACGGGTAGGGTTTACTACCCATGTTGGACGCTTGACTGCAAACATACCTGGATACTTATAACTAATGATTGTATCCTCATCCCATTCAATATCTAGATAGTTTCCCTCTTGGTCTGAAGGCAGTTCAGGATTCATAACAAACCTGTGATTCTTTGTTACAACTTCCTTTTCAGCAATTACTGCTTCATACCTCGTGGAAATAAAGTCTCCTGGAAAGCGTGGAAACGATAGCAGTGCTACCTTGCCTAAGTCTGGGAAACGAGAGTCTACTGAAGCACGGAAGGCTTTATAGATATTGTCTGCTGTTTTACCCTGGTCATTGCCAGTTCCAACCTCAGTAGCAAAACCAGAGATCTCATCAAGTACAGCCAGGATGAGGTTAAGGCCCTCGTGCGACTCTCTTTCCGAGTGTCCAGAATATACTGTGATAGATTTGTCAAATTCAATGGACTCAGCCTTGGAGTAAAACTTTCCAGCGAACCATGGTGACCTTTCAATCTTGTTCTTAAAGCCTTTAAAGAATACGTTTTTCGCCTGCTGTGCGTTAATCGCAACGTTGATGATATCAATGGCATCACCACTAGGCTTACCAAAATACCGTGCAGGGTCCTTAAGACATAATAGCTTGTATACAATGTAAGCACACGCAACCGTAGAAGTAAAGTCTTTTCCAGACCCCTTACCAAGCTGGAGGATAACCTCGTTCTTTGTATATTTGGCATAGTATCTCCGTCCTTCTGTATCGCCTAGAAGCTCAACAAGATCTTCAAGCCTGTATATCTGACTCATAGCCTCTACGATGTCATACTGAACCTGTGACAAAGGTGGCTGAGCAAGGTAATCTTCGCCTTCAACAAATGCACGAACGTCAACTGGACGCTCTGCAAAATTGTCAGACTTTAGTGCTTCTAAGAAATCATCAAACATCTCTATGTACTACCGTAACAACTTCCTGGTCTCTAGATACTGAGGAGAGTCGTTTCATAATCTCATCTCGTACCTGCGGATATTCAGATGCAATGTCCTTTAGTATGCCAACTAGAACATCTTGCTTACGCTCAATCTCTAGCATCTCTTCAGCAAGCTCCTTGTTTTCTAGAAGTCCTGCCTTCTGCAGCATGTCAATACGCTTGGCCTCAATGTCCAAAACAAGTTTGATGGCTGAGGTTTTTGCAGTTAGATTTGCAGTTGTTGTGGCATCGTCAATAACCTCATAGGCTTTTTGAATAAGCTTGTTGTAGTGTGCATCGGCACCAACTAGTGCTTCTTTTGCCCTAGCACGAATAGCTGCATTGTCTGCTGCCATAGCTCGCCACTCATTAAGGTATGCAACAACCTTCTGTCTTGGCATAGCAAGCTCTTTGGAAATCTGTGTTGGCTCCTGGCCAGCCAAGTATTTTTCTACAACCTTATTGACCTGATCAAGATGCTCAACGGTCATGTCCTCAATTGACAATTCTCTTGGCCCTTCTACCTCTATTTGGGATTCGCTTGATTCTGTCTGTCTTAAACGATCTAAATATAGATGTCATACCAGAGATAACCTCAAAGCAATCTACCCACTGTGCTCCAGTATCTGTATTAGTAACAAAAGAATGGAACTTAAACTTACCACCGTGCTCGCCACGGACCTTAAAAAAGTCACCACGATTAATCACAAAGCCATCAAGAACTAGAGTGTCTTCTCTAGAAAACTTTTTTGCAATCTCTGGCTTTTCATACTTTATCTTACGTGCCAAAACTTTCTCCTATATCATAGTGGTATTCTATTGTACCACTAACTAGCCTAGTTGTCTACCGTATTGACTACGCTAAGCCTATATCCACAGCTATTACAGGTTGTATACGTTAGTCCTGTGAATGGACATGATGCAACTCTGTGGTCAGAATGTTTGCAAAAGCTACGCTTGATCAAGTATCCAGCAATTTTTACAAAGTGTTTTATATGTCTCATCGCCTGGACTTTCTTAGTCCAAACTTAGCAAGATAAACATAGATTGTCTCAACACTTGTTCCGCACTCTTTTGCAATTTGCTCAGGCGTTTTCTTGTCTACGTGATATCTTTTCTTAAGCCACATCTCATTAGTATACAGTTTATTAGAAGGTGCCAATTTTAATCTCCTAGCCTATCCCAATTCTTGAGCGAATAGTGCCCAATACCAATTGCATCTGCAATATCGTTGTCATCAATATTAATATCATAATTAATATTAACAAAAGAAATTGTTTTCTGCTTTCTTTGATCTCTTTCGTGAGCCTTGTACCAGGACTCAGACTTGCCTGGATTCTTAGCTCTCATCAAAAGCTTTGCATCTTTCGTTAACTTTCCATTGCCAATAAATGTTTGCCATGCTATAGGGTTGGTGCCCTTAAATATCTTTACCCCAGCTAAAGCAGCTCCTGCTAGTATTGCACCTTGCACCATTGAAAGTTCCGACATAGTCTTTGGGCTATTAATAAATACTGCTCTCTCAATAACCAAAGCCTGGACATGCAGGTATTTGAAAACGTTGTGTACTTCAATAACAGCACTACCAATCTTTTGAAATACATTGGTACCAGAAAAGTGAATCTTATCATAAGCAACTAGCTCTTTGTTTTTAAACACGGCATAAGCAATGTTATTTGTACTTGCATCAATAGAAACAAATGTTTCTGGAAGGTTAACAAACTTATTCAGATTTACCATTGGCAAATCCTTTAATTTCTTTTAATGCCTTCTTTACATCTATTGGATTTACTATACATTCTGCACAAAGATCATCGTCATTGTACGCAGAAAGAGGCACGTCACATGACTTGCATTTACGAACCTTGCTGTTAAGCCTACGGGTTCTGCGAGTATGAACGTACCTCTCCGCTATCTTCTCTTTTGTTGCTGCTTCCCTACAGGTAGCAGAGCAATAGATCTGATAAGATACTGATGTTTCAAACTGATTATCACACCACTGACAGTGCTTGGTTTTCATCGATTGGCTCCAGGGACTTTATCTTAATTAGTCCCTTGCCAGCATCTGCACACGTCTTTTGAATAGGACATGTCTTGCAAATCTTTGAGTTTGATCGGTAGTTCTTCTCTGGAAGCTGTTTATCTTCCCAAGCCTTGCGAACTGCTCTCATCCAATCAAACGTCTGGTTTACCCACCTGATGTAATAATCATTAATCTGAACTGGGATTACCAGAAGATCATGATTGTTTTTGTTTTCATAAATCAAGACAGCTTTAGTCTTGTTTAGAATCTTCATATAAATTAGCAACTGAACTAGGTGGCCTAGCTTAGCCTTGCCACTTGCCTTGCGGTACTCAAATCCTTCGCTTGGCATAGTCTTAATTTCGCCAAGGAGATCTTCTCCTGCCCAGTCAAGGATAACGTCTCCAAATCCAAAGATTGGTGGGTCATTAGATACCACCTTAAACTCTGCATCCTTGAGGATTCCTGCATCTGCCATAGCCTGCTGAATACGCTCGTGAGACTTAGTACCGTTAGTCATGTTGGCACCGCCGTAAGCATCTGCATTGTCTTCAAACATAGCACCCTCAAAAGCCAGGTACCAGTAACGAGGACATTCTCCATGCGAGTATGCAATCGTGCTTGGAGCAAAAGTTTTCTTGGTAGTAAATTTTGTCTCACGCTTTGCGATATATCCATGCTGGATCTTATCGATTAGCTCCTGAGTATCCAAGAAAGAATCTTGCTTTGTTTCTAGTTTCTTCAGCATCACTTGCTGCAAAAAGTTTTTAGCCATAATAACCACTAGCGAATAATATATTTAAGAGCTGCAACTAAGTCATTGATTGACTCAGCAGCGGTGTAATAAATATTCTTCTTCGCTCTGTCTCCCTTATCTACGTTAGTTAGCCATGTTGCCTTGAACGCCATCTTAGCTGCGATCGCTTGCAATCTAACAACCTCTAGAGTCGCTACCTGCATGGGAATGTCTGGCTTTAAAATTACCTTTGCAATAAAAGTAAGTGCTTGAGTCAGCTCTTCATCCTGCATGTAGTCAGCAATCTCTGCTAGACCATTAACCATGTCAATTGTATTTTTGTTTTGTGTTTCCATTACCATTTATTATACACCATCCACTAGCTGTTCCAAAAGAGAAAACTCAATAATTGCTAGTCTAACTTTTTTATTTCCTTCTCCCAAGACAAGAACAATGGCTGGGTCAGCATTAGAACGCATGGCATCTGTAACAGCCTTAGCCCAAACATCCTTATTGATAGTCATACCCTTAGGATATTCTTTAAAGTCAATGACAAAGTTTTCCCAACTAGCATCGCCCTTCTTAGTATTTCTACCAGAGTTCTTGTGCTGAGTAGCACCAATACGCTTACTCTCTGATCTCTCGCTCATAGTCTTTCTTAGTCTTTTTAGAAATTAGCAAGACACTAGAGATGTGCTTTTGAGAACACATCCATGTCACTTCTTTTGTTTCTGCATACATACGAAGACTGCTCACTACCTCTTTGCATGTGTGGCAAGGAAATTTACCAGCATAAACCGTATACTTAGACACTGTGCACCTTTTCGTATAGTGAGTCATGTAGCTCTTTATCTTCTTTTACCTTGTTGACAAATGCATCCCTACCCTGGACCTTAGAACCATCTGGTAGTATGTACCACGCACCAGTTCTATTTACAAAGCCAAGCATTTCTGCCGTATCAACAAGATCTCCAACAGAGTCAATGCCAATATAGTCACCTCTGTAGTAGAAGTCATACTCAGCACTATCTCCTGGTGCTGATGTCTTGGAGTTTAGAACTTCCCAACGAACCTTACGCCCAATTTTCTGCTCAATTAGCTTATCTCCAATCTGAACCTTACCCTTGATAGCCTGAGAGTCAGAGCTAGAGGAAAATAGCTTAACAATAGTTGAAGACATAAACTGCGTAGTTAGCCCACCAGTTGGTGCTGCCTGAGTATAAGTAGCCTGAATGTTATTACGTGCTTGAGAGATTGCCACAATGAGTGCAGGCTTCTCACGATTATTTGCATAGTTAAGCATTAGCCATGCATGCTTTAGGTCCTTAGACTCTGCACCAATTTGCTTAGTCTGATCCAGTGCCTTTAGTTCTGTTGAGTCTTTCTCAAAGTATACCGCTGGCAGAAGAGAGCTAATGCTGTCAATTACGATAATGTCTACGCCTGCGTTTAGAAGTGCAACACCAACATCAACCATATCGTTAATGCTTCGTGCCTCAGAGTAGATTAATTGTGACGTATCTACACCAAGCTTCTTGGCCCAGTCTTCATCGTACGACATCTCCGCATCAACCCATGCACATAGTTTGCCTTCCTTCTGTGCCATACCAATCATCTGCAAGCATAGCGATGACTTTGCACTAGACTTGCTGCCCCATAGCAATACCTGTCTACCGTATGGTAAACCGCCACCTAAGGCACGATTAAGTCCTGGGCTAGGTGTTGGCTGTAATTCCGTCTTAATGCCCACAGCAGGCCCCAGACGCTTTCTTAGCTTAGGATCTAGCTGAGCTAGAGCTTCCTCAATTGTTGTCAATTATGTCCTCCAATATGACTGTTTCATCTTTTGTTTTTCCAAATTCAAACTTGTAAGCATTGCCCTCTTGCAACTTCATATATGCCTTAGGGAATGCAGTAGGGAAGACCGTTACTGAGTGCAGGTCTCTAGCAGCATCTACAAGAGTTAGCGATGCCATCTTCTTGCCAGCCTTTGTAATACGTGGCTTGAATGCCATCACATACATCTCATCTTCCTTATATGGAAGCTGCTTGTAGTTCAGGAACTTAACTAGTGCAGAGGTGTTCCCCTTTAGTTCGTCAGCAGGGATTGCAGTAACAATCCTGTTATCACTAGCCAATAGAAGATACGTGTGACCTGGCTCAATAGTTGTTTGCTCTTCATCAAAGATACCAACGCTTCCTGTCTTGTCTAGGATTTCTACACGAGACCATCCTTTACCACGCTTGATGTTCTTAACCATGCCCATCAGAATGAATGAACCCTTTTCCTCAAACTCTTCTACGTCATTAATAAATGCGTAGTAGTGTGATGGAATGTCAATGTTGAACTCTGGTAGATTCAGGAATTCATACAGGTTCTCACGAACCTCATCTTCATTTCTTGGATTATCATCAAAGGTGGCAGCACCAACCAAACGCATAGCCTGCAATGCACGAGAGTTTACACCATTACCCTTACCAAAGGTAAACGTCTCCAAATCCTTGTAGGATGCAAATGGTCTACGAGCAATGTACTTCTGAGCAATGTTGTCGGAGATGTACTTAATTGCAGATAGTCCGAATCGAATACCCTTGCCCTCAATCTTAAAGTCAATGTCTGACTCGTTAATGTGTGGTAGGCGAATAGAGATGCCCATACGCTTTGCTTCAATCAGGTACTCAGTGCGAGCATCCTTATCCTTTTCATTCTTTAGGATAGAGTAGATAAACTCAATTGGGTAATACTTCTTTAGCCATGCCGTCCAGTACGAAAGGGTGCTGTAAGCCACAGCGTGAGACTTATTGAAAGAGTATCCAGCGTGTGCCTCAAAGTCCGTCCAGAGCTCTTCTGCGACGTTTGGAGATAGGTATTGAGATGCTCCCTTAACGAACTTTTCCTTAAACTGGTCAAATTCCTTAGCATCCTTCTTCTTACCAATGATCTTACGAACCTTATCAGCCTCAGCCATTGTCATACCGCCAAGTTCTGTACAGGCCTGCATGACCTGCTCCTGATACAAGATACATCCATAAGTCTCTTGTGTAAATGCCTTCATCTTCTGGTGCTTGTAATCTAGGTTCTGCTTACCATGCTTACGAAGAATGTAGTCTTTACCAATGGTATTCATAGCACCTGGTCGAACTAGAGCGTTAGATGCTGCAAGCTCTGCGAAGTTCTTGACACCCATCTTAACTAGCAAGTTTGTGTATGGTGTAGCTTCACACTGGAACACACCCTTGGTGTATCCAGAAGAAAGCATCTCATAAACCTTTGGGTCTTCCATGTCTAGGTCTAGAAGATTAATCTCTACGCCAGACCTGTCCTTGATAATGTCAAGAGTGTCTCTTAGAACTGATAATGTCTTTAGACCTAGTGCATCAATCTTAATAAGACCAATACGCTCTGCCTCTTCCATGTCTACTGCTACTACTGGGATTCTCTCTCCGCTGCCTGGCGACGTGCGAGTTTCCATTGGTGCATACTTAAAAATCGGAGACTTAGAAGTAACAACACCAGCAGCGTGAATACCAGTTCCTCTAATACGACCACGAAGTTGGTCACCATAGACCTCAATCTCTGGATACTTTTCCCTAAACCATGCTGCTTGTTTTGACGTACAGTAATCATCCCAAGTGTCCACCACCTTCATAACCTTATTGACATCTGCCAATGGAATGTTTAGGACACGTGCGATATCACGCACTACGCCCTTATCTTTAAACTCTAGGAAGGTAGCAATAGAAGCCACATGGCGATACTGCCTAACTAGATAATCCTTAACCTCTTCACGGCGTGAGTCCTGAATATCTGTATCGATATCTGGGAAGTCGTTACGCTCTGGATTAATAAAACGGAAGAACAATAGACCATGCTGAATGGGATCAATGTCTGTAATACCTAGAGCATAGCAAAGCAAAGAACCTGCAGCAGAACCACGTCCTGGTCCAACCATAATGCCTTCCTTCTTTGCCCACGAAATCATGTTTCGCACAACCAAGAAGTATGGACCAAAGTTCTTATCACTAATAACCTTAAGCTCTTCATCTAGACGGTCAAGGTATTCCTGCTTTCCAGCAAGTCCTCGCTCTGCAAGACCTTCCAGGGCTAGAGACTTTAGCTCGCCATCAGGGTCTTGATACTGTGCAGGAAGCAAGTCTAGGTGGTCTTTAATGTCATAAGACGATACCTTGTTTGCAATCTCTACAGAGTGCTCATAAATGTCTTCACGATTGATACCCTGGCTTCCCATGGCATTGTGCATCTCTTCATCAGATAGAAGATGAATCTCAAACTTATTAAACGACATCTGACGATCTGCACCATAAAGGTAATCTAGCTTATCCATCAGATTGTCATACTGCAATGACTTGTCGTAGGTTGCATCCTTAGCAACCTTATTGCTGTAGGTATTCAGAATAAGCTTTAGCTCCTGAATTTCCTTCTGACCAGTGTGTGCGTGGTGGCAGTCTGGAGTTACTACAGCCTTTACCCCAAACTCATCTGCAAGTGCAAGTAACTGACTGTTTACTTCTGCAGGGTTGTGTGGCATGACCTCAATGTAGTAGTCATCGCCAAAGACACGCTTGTGCCACTCAATAATACGCTTAGCCTCAGCCAGCTCTTCAGCTTCAATAGCTTTAGCTAGGGCACCAGAGAGGCACCCAGAAAGGACGATTAGTCCCTCTGAGTACTTCTCTAGCACCTCATAGTCAATACGTGGCTTCTTGTAGTAACCTTCAGTCCACGCAATCTCATTGAGCTTGTTTAGATTTTCTAGCCCAATGTCGTTCTTGGCAAGGATGATGATGTGGTTGTAAACAAGATCCAGAAGACCCTTACGATCTTCCTTGTCTCGCTTATCAAACCTATCAGCGGTAATGTATCCTTCTACGCCAAGAATTGGCCTAATGCCCTCTTCATTAGCAGCACGGTAGAACTCACGGTGACCAGATAGAGAACCATGGTCAGTGATAGCTAGTGCATTCATGCCAAGTTCTTTGGCTCGCTGCACATACTCTAGAGGTGTAGCGATGCCATCAAATAGGCTGTAGTGGGTGTGGACATGTAGACCAATGTAGCTCATTTAATATTTTACCAATCCATGCTTGCAGACGAAGAACTTGACGGAGTGTCAAATCCTAGGTAGTATGCCTCTTGCTCAGCATACGGTACCTTGCTAAGAGCAGACTCTAGTGGGAATGGACGAATGTCCTTCCAGTCGAATGGCTCCTTGTCTGGTGTAGATGGAATGAGGGTATAGCTAGTTTCGGTACCCTGACCGTTACGCTTTACCTTCCAGGTAAGATTTGAGATGCTACCAGTGTCAATAGCGTACTCACGAATGGTGTTGAAAGCAGACTGCTTGCTAACACCCATTGACCAAATTGCTACATATGGGTCCTCTAGACCATCGTCTACTAGAACGTTGCAGTAGAAACGCATACGTGCTCGCCAACCAGCCTTAGGGTCCTTGCGGTGCATCTCTTCTGCCCAGTCACGGCCCTCAGTGTCCATAGTGTCTACAGCCTTACGACGGTAGTCCTTTGGGTTAGTGTGCTCCTTAACAACTAGAGCAAGTCCACGCTCTTCGGCATAGCTTGGGCTGTCCTCGTCCAGCTCCTCAATAAAGCGGATCTTTACTGACTGACCGTCAGCTAGCTTTAGCCAACGAACCTTGGCCTTGGTTTCATCATACTTTGGCTTATCAAGTAGTGCGTTGATATTCTTTAGCCCTTTTACAACTCCCATAATATTCTCCTTTATACTTTGTTTATATTTTGGTTTTTTAGTTTAGCATGGCAGCAATAGATTTGTCAAACGATTGGTCCAAAGACTTTATCGCTGTGTCATCCATGTCGCCAATATCTTTATATTGCTTATCTAGTTTAATAACAGTAACACGAGATCCAAGACGTTCAACAATCTTGTCCTTCATATTACCGCCTGCTTCATCATTGTCTGCAATAACGATAATGTTATTGAAGTATTTTTTGAGTAGGTCTGTTTGGTAGCTGGATACGTTTGCACCCAATGTAGCTACCGCTGGGAATCCGCACTGGTCTAGCCTAATAGCATCAAACGATGACTCTACAATGTAGACACTGTTAGAGGTCTTTACCCTGTGTAGATTAAATAAAACTTTGCTCTTTGGCAGTCCTGGAGTATTCTTAAAGTCTTTACCGTCTACAGATCTGCCAACAAATCCAACCTCAATGCCGTCTGGTGAGTGCACTGGAATTGTTACCATATCTTGCTTTTCAGAATACCCTAGCTTAAACTTCTGTACTGACTCTGGAGTAATCTGTCTCTTGGAATAGTAAGACATTGCTCTACTAGAATCTAGAGCCTGAGTGTTAAGCCTGTCAATCATAACTTTATCGTATTGTATGTAGTCTGGTTTTACCACTAGCTGCTTTGAGACTGAGTCAATAAGAGATGACTCTTGCTCCTTGCTCTTGATATACCTGGCAGACTCAAAGTATGTTCTACCAGTAGTGTGCATCATTAGTTCGATAAGATCACAGACATGGTGGCACGAGAAGCAAAAGAAAAGACCAGTGGACTTGTCAACCTCACCTGCTGGGGTGCGGTGGTTGCCGTGAAATGGGCAAAATAGTATGTAGTCAGAGTCTACCTCAGACTCAATGCTTAGACCTGCTCCTTCGAGAACTCTTTTAATTTGTTCTGCGGTGTAAAGATTGGTCTTGTTTCGTCTACTCCTGATATCCATTCGCTCTTTTTCTTTCCTACGTATACTCCATAAATACTTAATTCAAATTCAAAATATTGGTACTGTTCATTATATCTTATCGTAAAGTCTGGGTTAATGTCAAATCTTGGTGCATATCCAGTCAATCTCATTTCTGTCATTAGAAGTCTAGTGTACTCTGCCTTCAAACGAGCAAAAGCTGAGTCGTCATGAATGTTACCGCTAAGGTTGAACCTCTTGATAGGCTTGTGATGCAAATTTAACATATAACATTATAACTACTTATCTTCAAAGTCCTTGTAGTGATACCAACCTTTATCGAAGTCTACCTGTACTAGGAAGTCTCCCATAAAACCATTACGGTTCTTACGGAACACACACTCAATGATGTCAGAGTTTGTAGCACGACCCAAAGCAAGCACCCAGTCAGCATCGTAGGCGATTTGACGAGACCAAGCAGTCTGACCCAGGGTAGGGACTGTATCTAGCTTTGTAACGTCATCTGGCGTTGCAGATGAGATAGCGATAATAGGAACTTCTTCTCCAATTGCCATAAGCTTTAGCTCACGAGAAAGGTTCTTCATACGTACCGTCTCGTTATCTGCTTTCTGGTTTGGAGACATAAGCTGCAAGTAGTCAACCACAACAAAGTCAGGCTTGTACTGATCAATCTTTCCACGCAATACAGATGGCGTAATGTCTCCACCAGTATCATTAGAAATAATGTGGAACTCTGGCTTACCCTTAAGAGTCTTTTCGTGCCAACGCTTTAGGTCCTCAATGTCCATCTGACCATTAGAAAGCTTTCTGTGTGACCAAAGACCCTCACCCATGATTGCAAAGACACGGTTACGAACTTCTGTCTCGCTCATCTCAAGGCTGATAACCATTGGTGACTTGCCCTGCTTCCATGCCTGTACCGCAAAGTATAGCGATAGCCAAGACTTTCCAATACCTGGATAAGCAAGCATAACGCCTAGCTGTCCTGGCATAATGCCAGCAGGAAGGTAGTTGTCAAATCCTGGGAGGCCAGTCTTGATGCCAATAGTTCCCAGCTCTTGCTGCTTCTGAACGTGCTCATAGTAAGCAATGGCAGACTCTAGATCTGTAACGTCAATGTCCCTAATTACAGAAGTGTTTTTCTTTAGCTCAGATGTCTTTGTAATTAGCGACTCAAGGACCTGAACACCTTTTCCATTCTGCACGTCAGTTGCTGCAGAAACTAGAATCTCTTTTAGGCTATCCTCTAGATACGATGCCTGAAGCTCTTCTAGGTGATGCTTAGTAGCACCAATACCAGAAACAGGAGAGAAGTCTCTAAACTTTTCGACAACCAGAGATGTTGGTGGAACAGATCCATTAAGCTCTGCATACTTACGAATGAATTGCCAAATGTCTCCATGGGTTCTTAGCAATGACTCAACGTTTGCTTGTAGCAAAACGTGAAGCTGCTTGTCTTCCAATACCGCAGATATAATTCTATCTTCTACGTTAGTCACTTAGCCACTCTCTTGCTTTCTTTCTTCGCTCTAGTCTTTCAATACTATCGTCTTCTAGACGACTCTTTGACTCAATCAAGTTGTCAATCTGGTTTGCAAAATTCTTCCATGTAGGAGATGGGTGAACATCAAAATAGTATTCTAGCATCTCGTAACACTTGTGCAAACCAAATGAGTCTATGATTGCATCAGCTGCCCAGGCTTCCGCCCAGCGATTTAAATTTGGCTTTACATTGTACTTGAACTTGTAATGCTTTTCAAACTTACTTAGCAAAGCCATTTGGTCTTTGCGGTCAGCCATTTACTTTGCCTCTACCTCAGCAGATGCTTCCTTGACCTTTTCAGCAAGCTTGTCTTCAACAAACTTGTACACACGTTCAAATGCGTCATTAGTGTTTTCACCCTCACGCTTATTGTCTGATACCTCAAGATCAATACGCAGCGACTGGAAGTTGCCTAGATTAAGAGTATAGCCTAGTGCTACACGTACCTTAGTGTCTTCGTTATTCATACCCGTTTTTCTTTCTGTTAAATTGATTCAGACCACACTGGAATGAATCGACCGTCTTCGGTCCTTGTATAAGTCAGTATACCATCACCCATACGCCGTGTCAACTCTTGTGGCGAAGGTGTTATATCATTTGTAATTAGTTTGTCCTTACGGGGTCTTCCCATATGGTAGGAAGCTAGTATATCACGAATGTCACGAACTTGCGACTCCGAATAATAACTTCTTACTTGCCATCCAGTTGCCCCACCCTTCTGAGATCCTGTTGGGTGTGGAATTATACCACGCTTCATTAAGTTTGGCAAGTACTTCTTGTGCCTGTTTACTAGCTGTGCCGTCTCTCCTACGGTATAGGCTCTCTCACGATTTCTTTTAAAGTCAGAAATTAGGCAGCTCTCAAGCTGATCTTCTGTGATGTTGTAGACAGACATGATGCCGTTAGATTTATTTAGGTGGTGTACTCTTACAAGATCACCATTCAAAAACCAAACCTTCTTGCTGCCAGGAATTACTGGTGCGTCATTATAGGACTTCATGTCTACTAGAGCCATAGGATATCCTAGTTTGGTACACCTACAGCAATTAAGTTAATGCCTACGGATGCAGTACCACCTGTTCCAAACTTAACAACACCTTCTACACGAGCAGTTGTAATAAGCTTGATAATGATTGATACGTCGCTACCTGCCTCTGTTCCTGAAATATTTACTGGAGTTGCAGTTACGATTGGAGGATACTTGAAGTCAGCACCTGGAAAGTTATACGAAAAATCAACAGACGATCCTGCAGTTACGTTGCTGTTAGGTGCAAGCTGCTGGTACCCACCAATAATCCTGCTGTCTGTGATCTTAACATCTTGCCTACCAACGTTAGCTGCTGGGGTCTCAATAGAGACAAACTTATTTGCTGAATAAGCAGACTGCAGCGATAGTTGATTTACAGCATTAGCTAGCTGATAGATATACGTTAGGTCTAAAGGCTGACCACGCTCTGGTACTGGAATGTTTGCCATATTTTTTCTCCTAAGACATTATACCAGAGGAATCACTTCTGATTCATAGATTTTAATAGATTGTTTAACTTGCTTGTCCATGCTTTCTACCTGGATCAAAAACTTGAACGAAGTTGTTCCCTGACTGATGAGCGAGTAGTTAGTTGTGCTAGATCTGCCGTGGTAAAAGTAGTCATCAGAATCAAACTTTACAAACACATCATACCCAGCTCTTGACTCAGGGTCACTCCACACTATAGAAATTACTCGTCCAGAAACAGATGCATCTGCATCTACCTCAGTTACGTCATTACCCTGAACCAAAAATGTTGGTGACCACTGAGAGTATCTGTTTTTGTCATCTGAAACTATTCTATATCTAACGCTGTACTGATTTTCAGCATTTATGGCAGGAAGGTCTTGCTTTAAGACCACTACGTTTTTTATTCCCTTGTCTGCCACTATTCTACTCCAACTGCAATTCTAAACTCTATAAAGTTAGATGTGTTTGCAAGCTTTACAATTGGCAAAGCTCCATCTGTTTTCATAACAGAATATCCAGTCAATCCGTATAATGGATTGTTTGTAGTAAGATTTTCTAGCCTCATTGAATCTAGGGCGACATAAAAACCACTTGACGCTTCGCCATTAACCTCAACATAAGCATAAACTCTTACAGTTGTCACAATATCCCAGTTAAATCCTGATGTATAGGACAACTCTTGAAGTTGCTTTGAAACTACGAAATACCTGTTAGCACCAAAATCAACAGTTTTATCTCCGTCTCCAGAAAACCCTTCATTATCTATATTTACAGAAAATTTTGCATGCTCTCCAGAAGAAGATGTATCAGAAGATGAAAACTCTACCAAAATTTTTACGTTGTCTGGAGCAACATTTAAAGCAGGGTTTTTACTGATAACTGAAAAAGCTAGTTTAAGCTCATCTGTTGGAGAGTTTTTGTTGAAGTTAAAGGATGCATTAGTAATGTGAATGTGGTTTCCAGAATCGACATCAAGAGCCCCGTCTTGATTCTTAGATAAAACAGAATCATTTCCAGCAATCATAACAATATTATTTAGGAACCTGCATCGCTCATTGCGAGCAAGCCTTGTTGTATTTGTAAAGGTTTTGTTGTCAGCATTTGTATAAAACACTGGATAAATCTGATTTATAATATTTGTGTCAACATCATTAATTAAGTAACCAGAAGATGCAAATGTTCCAGTTACTGCAGAGTCTGCAATAAGTCTAAAAGTTGTTGAAGTTGGGACAGCTGCAATTGCTTTTCCAGATAAGTTAAATGCACTTGGAGATATTCCAGATACAGAGATGACAGTTCCAACAGCAAGACCATGTGCTGCATCGGTAGTATACGTTATATTGACACCAGATGCCGTTGCTCCAATTATTTTAACAACCCTGTCGTCTAGCGGTGAGTATATGGTTGGGATTTCCTTCACACCAGTGTTAGTGTGATATTCCCACCCCTCTGTCTCAGTAAACGAATAAACACTCTTACTGTCAAATGCACCTGCTGATGGGTTAGATCCAGCAGAGAATACACCAACTTCTGTGATTTCGTATCGCTCTTCAGTTGGCAGCTCAGCAGTTAGCACTAGCTTAACGTCGCCACCGTCATTAACATATCCCCTAGAAATAATTGGGACACGGAACATTTCAAAGTCTAGAGCATTCTTGGCAGAGTACTCTTCAATCTGATCTGGAGTAAATCCAGGCTCTTCGCTATCCAAGGCCTGAGGCCCACAGCCAACGGCAATGTAAGAGGCATAGGCTGGTGCCTGTCCAATCAAATATTTGGCAAGAATGCCTTTTCCAGTGTTAGTAATCATAATATCCTAATATATTGTATCATCTAGAACGCTTGCTGTGGTCATTATCTGTACCTCGACTTCTTGACCTGGCAACATATTAATCACATTAATAATTAAATTACCTGTTGCTGGATCAACATAGACATACTTACAGTTAGAAACCTCTACGTTGCTTACAACATCGTATCCAGTACCACATTCTGGAATGTGAGACTGTAGCGATATTGGAAAGTTCTTAAAATAATCCCTGTCAGTTTTTGGCAAAGCCAAAATGTTTTGAGGATTGTATTGATAAAAAAGGCTAGTGATATTTTTAATCGGCTGATACAAAACGTTTTGACCATTAATAATATCATTCCTGGCAATGCTAATAATTTCTTGACCACCAATATCTTCAAAGATTAGGTCAGTCATTATCTCTGGAGACATAGCCTCATCTGTTAAGATTAAAATATCTGGCGTAGCAACCTTTACAGAATCGTTTGTCTCGGAGCCATAGCTGTTGCTAGTAACTGATGCTGGTCTAGAATCCATTACACTACCTCACTTAAAAATACAGTCATCTCTGGTCCATCCTGTGACTTAGAATATTCTATCTGATAGACAACAAACTTTGCACCGTCAAGTGACGCTTGGTTTATTCCTTCGTTATCCTTGTAATCAAGCTCTACAATGTCACCAAGCTGTAGCGTTGGCATCGCAAAGACCTTTAGGCCAATGGATCGTCTTGGCTTCATAATCTTTGAGATCATCCAGCCCAATAGGTTTTCTGCATCATCATGTGACTGAATATATGGTGCATCAAGGTTAAACTCTTTTTTACCGTGGGTAAGCCTGCTAATCTTAATATCCTGATAGTCTTTCTTAGACTTGACTGGATAAGATACTAGCTGACCTGCAGAGAACTGAGGGTTAGAGTAGTCACTCTTCTTATCAAAATATTCATCCACGCTGTACTCATGCCTTGACTCTTGTGTGAATGTGACTCCCTGAATTCTCAGATAGTTTCCACTAGTTTCATCCAGGCTTAGAGCTGTGTCTGTAGCATTGAATACCATAAACTCAGCACCGTAGGCACTAGCAATAAAGCCAGAAGTTGTATAACCCTTAATTTTGTTGAAGGTTGGAGATAGCTTTGCGTATAGTGCTGGGAACGCCTTGTCATATCTTATATTAAAGTATGCAGCTTCACGCATGATAGTTCCAAACTCTTCAAAGTACATGCTATATCTTGGTGGCTCGGCAGGGCTAATACCAGATAGATAGCTAGACTGAATTATTCCACTCATGGAATACTTTCGGAAAGATTCATTCATATCAATCTCATCGTCAGAGAATGCTGCGTTTACTGGGGTGTCCAGGGCATACACTGTATTCTGAGAATAGTTGTTGGTAATAGCATAGATATTTTCAAACATCAACCTAGAAGATCCACGAACAAACAGTGCCATATTGTTATATACTGGAAGAGGAGTGTCGTCCATAACTGTAGCAATTAGCTTATTGTTAACGTACAGGAAGAACCTTCTTGATGTTCCAACATCCTGGTACTCAACTGCCAAGTCATATACCGTTGGATTTTGCTCATTAGCCATACGGTACTGACCAGTGAATTTGCCATCGTCTACAAGAATTTGTGCTAGCCCACCCCAAAGCTTAATTGGCACAGCCTTCTCGGTTGATCCATTTTGTGCCTTACCAACCTTGTAGAACAAGATGTTGTGGATTGCGTCAGCATTATCGTATGACTCAATATTGTTTTCAGTTAGTGCTGCTATCTCAAAGTAGTATCCATTATTAGTCTCAGGATTGAGAAGCACTGCCAGTCCACCAGATGCACCGCTAATTGTTACTGGCTGCACTGGACTGTTAGGATTTCCAACGTAGTACTGAGATGCTCCAGTTGGTGTTTGACCACTGGTCTCGCTGTTTTCAATCTTGCCAATAATTCTAGCCCTAGTTCCAAAATGCTTGTATCTATTGTCTAGTGGCTTGTGGATATAGGAAACAAAATCAATCGGGGTTTGTGTAGTTGTAAAAGATGGACCAGTAAAAACAAGAGCAGAGGACTGGATTGTTCCAGGTGCGATTGTGTTCTGGGTTACATTTTCTGACGATGGAGAGTAGGTCAAGAAATTCTTAATTACTCCAACCCTTGTGGAGTTTGTAGCAATAGAGTTACTTTGTCCAGCTGCACCTACCTGAATGGTTGTATCTTCTGCAGCACCAAACAACTGTGAAGATTTCATAGAGCAACCACGTACAGAGGAGTTCGATGTCCAATAAGATGATAGTCCAGCTTGGTGAGCAACAACTGGCGTTCCAAACTGACTACGACCGTGCTTGGCTACAGGGCCATCAGCTAGTCTCTCTACACCATTCACAGTTACATAGTTTGGCTCAGAGTAGATTCTTACACGACCTGTAGGATACATCTTTCCATTAAATGGCAACTTGGCAAAATACTTCTGATATTCTCTAA